CGCAGGTCTTCAACGCGCTTCTTTTCCAGCTTAAAGACTTCTTCGGCGTACTTCTTCTGGGCTTCGGCAACTTTCTTCGCATTGTCTTCCAGTAGTTTCCTGCGGTCCTCATCTCGCTTTTTCTGCTCGGCATCAATCCGCTTCTGTTCTTCCTCGGCCTGCTTGCGTTGGGCAGCCGCACCGCTAGCAATGTCTTCCTGCTGAGCTTGAACTTGATCCAGTTGTTGCAGCCGCTGCATGCCAGCCCGCTCGGCATCCTTGTCGCCGGCGGCACGGGCCTTCTCGACTTCCTCACGAACACGGGCAATTTCCTTCTCTACAGCCTCAACGTTCTGTGCAGCCTTAAACCGCGACGTGTCGCCGCCAAACTTCTGTTCAATCTCCAGCTGCTCAAGCAGCGAGTCAGCAATCTTGGTGTTGGCTTCGATGGCCTTGCGGGCTGCTTCCTGTTCAGCCTTTGCTTTCTTTTCAGACTCTTCTGCCGTTTGCTGAATAATCTGGCGTTGCTCTTCGTACGACGCATTGGCCTGCTGCACGCCACGGTCTATGCCAAGCCAATCCTCCGCAAACTGAAGAACGGTTTCAATGAATCCGCCAACCTGGCTGACGACGTTCTTGATGCCCTGCCACAGACCTTGAAACGCACCCGCAATGGCGCTGGCAACCGACGATACCGTGCCGCTGATGCCGGTAAACTCTCCAAACGTATCTAGCAAGTCAGTGAAGTACCCGATGGTGGAACCGATCGCGGCACCCACAATCGTGCCTAGTCGCTCGATGGTGGCGAACAACGCTTCAAGGATTGACCCAGCTGTGGTGGCCACGTCGTAGATAACTTCGCCAGCCGCAGTGAATCCATCCCCAATGGCATCTAGGAACGGCTGGATTCGCTTAAGGATCGGCTCAAGCAAATTGGTGAACCCACCAATGGCATCGGCAATGGCGCTGGCGACACCGTCCGCCAGGCCGGCGAAAGGCACAAGCAGGTTTTGGCTCAGCCCCTGAAGGGCCGTACGGATGTCATCAAACGAGTCATCTACTCCGGCCAACCGTTCCACATCCACGCTACTGATGGTGGCGCTGAAACGATCCAGTGCCGCCTGCGAATCGCTCAGCGATGCAAACGCTGGCAGCAATTCCAAACCCTTCTTGCCAAGCACCTCCACTGCCAACGAAGCACGCTCGGCAGGGTCTTGAATCTTGCCCAGCGCTTCGGCTGTTCGCTGTGCCAGTTCGGTCGGGTCGGTGGTGCGAAGTTCTTGCTGGCTGATGCCCAGTTTTTCAAACGCCTTCGCGGCGTCATTGCCGCCCTCGCGTGCCTTGGCGATGTTTACCTCAAACTTCTGCAATGCAGACGCGATCTCATCTATCGACATTCCGGTGCGCTTGGCAGCCTCATCAAGCACTTGCACGAAGTCAAACGAGGTGCCAAGGCGAGAGGCAGTGTTGGCCAACTGCTCTGCCTTCCCTGACAGATTGGCAAGACCAGCGGCAACAGATGCCGCACCGGCACCCAGCGCGGCCACGCCTGCGATAGCCAGCGTGAACGGATTGGCCAATGCCGCAACAGACGCAGACAGGCTTGCCACGCCGCTAGAAAGACCGCCGGCAAACACGCGGCCCAGCCCTTCAGACGCGCTCGACAGCCCAGACAGCCGGCCCGCGATATTGCCAATCGGGCCTGGTATCGCAGACAGAATGCCGCTCAGTTCGTTGAACTGAAGCACGCCGCCTTTGCCAGCCTTATCTGCTTCTTTGTCGTATCCCTTGGCAGCTTCCTCGGCTTTCTTGAAATCGGCCGACACCTTCGTCAACGCACGGTCATAGGTTTCCTGCGTAATCGTGCCGGCCTCAAGGTGCTGCCGCAGTTCATTGACCTGGGCGTCATACCGCTCGAGCGGCGTGCGGGTTTGCTCAAGGATCTGCCGGCCACGATCGCGGAACTGGTTGACCTTTTCCTCCGCTTTTGCGGCACGTTCGTTCTCGCCGGTCACGTCTGCCAGTGCACGCTCATAGGTAGCGCTGTCGATGGCACCTGCCTTCAGCTGCTCGTTCAGCCGATCCACCGCGAGTGCGGTTTGCTCCTCGGCCGTGCGGTACTTCTCAATCGTCCTGGCACCATCCTCAAAGATGCGTGCCGTCTGCTGTGCCGCCGATTGGATCGCCGTAAATGATTCTGCGTACTGCTTGGCGCTGATCTCGCCGGCCTGCAGGGCAGCCGCCAACTGGTCGAACTGGCTTTTGACGTTCGCCTGGGCGTTGGCCGCACCTTCTGTCGTGGCACGGAACCTGTCAAAGATACTGGCCGTGGATTCAGCCTTGCTGCCCAAGTCGGCAAGCGCCTTATCAACCGGCGACAACGACGAGCCGAGCCCACTGGCATCGGCCGTCACCTTCATCGCCAAGCCAAGTACGGTTGCCATCACATCACCCCAAGCCGTCTGTTGAGTTCATCTATCGCGTCACGCATCTGGTCAGGGTGCTGCGGTGGAGACTCAATCGGTATGAAGTCTTCCGGCCGTGGCGATTGTCCTTTGCGAGAGTACGGAGCCAGCATCGCTGAAACGATCAGGCCTGTTTCACGCCATGAATCCGGTATTGCCTCAAAGTGCCTGGTGTACGCGACCCACTCGCTCAGTTCCTTGCTGTCCATGCGCCGCTCAAGTTCGCCCACCGTCATGCCGAGATGACCGGCCAGACGGAATAGGAACCGCCTCGAGGGGCGCAGGTTCAGTTTTTTGCCAACTCCTCCACATCATCCGCCATCAAATGGTTGTGCTTCATCGTCCGTTCCCACAGTCGTGCCATCACTCGGGCAGACTTCTTTGACAAAGCCGAAACCTCATCGGGCGTGAACAGCAGCTGCCCGTCCTTGGAGCACAGCACTCGCTGCAGGAACTTCGTGCGAAAGTTCTCCACGCCGGTTTCCTTCTTGCCAATCCATTCGCGTTCGTAGGCGTCACGCTCTCCAACGCTCATGACGCGGCAATACACGGACCCGCCCCACTCTGGCACCTCAATTTCAAGCAGGTCGAGATCGTCGGCGGAAAGGATTTGGTCTTTCGTCAGGGCGGCCATTTAGTAGTTCCTTAACGGGTAGTAAATGCGAAAAACGAACGCGTGCCGAAGCACGTCGTTTCTCGTTGCTTCAATGGTAATGCGCTCGCAAATGCAAGCGCCTTTGAACTTAATGACGCCAGCGTGCGCTATCGTGAGCAGACCGTAGTAGCCGTAGTACGCTGCCGGAATTGGATTGGCGAGCGCACGCACAGTGACGGTGCCGCAGTCGCCAACATTGCGGCCGTAGGCCACAGTGGCGTCAACGGCGTACTCCGTCACCTCAGACAGCGTGAAAGAGCCCCACGTTATCGTGGCGTTTTGCGCTGGCGTCGGCATGACGGCTCCCCGTCAGGCTCACGACCTGGCAATGCGGAACGTGGCGGAACCCTTGACGGCGTCGTTGACCGCGAATGTCAGCGTGCTGGAACTGACGGTGGCGGCACGGCTCAGCAGCGTCACGCTGTTGTGCGATACAACAAGCGTCCCGGTGGAACCGTCTGCAATCAAGGACTTTCCGAGATAGTCAACCTGCACGGTCTGGCCGGTGCTGGTGGTCGATCCGCCAAGCGGGCGGTCTTGCGTCAGCACGGAAGCGCCGGTGGTCAGCCCAAGATGCGACACGTCGATCGTGTTTTCGACGTTCGGGTCCGTGTTCGTGATGACGATGTTGGTGACCGTGTACCCGGTCCCAGCAAACGTGAATGTGGTTCCGACACCATCATGCGGCGTAACGGCCATTTATCAAATCTCCTGCCAGAGTGCGTTGTAGACCTGAACTACCGTGTAAATTGGCGGAACCTCGCTGCCGGCCAGTTGCACGAAACCGTCGTACTCCTGTTCCAGCGACACGTGCTTCACCTCTACAGTGTCCACGGTGCCACCCCAGCCATCCAGAACCTGCCGTGCCTTGTCAGCCAGTTCCCTTACGGCGTTGTACGTTTCCGCGTACAGCTGAAATTCAACGCTCACGGTTGGCGACCCAACGGGGCCGGCAAGCGAATGCTGCCGCACGATGCCTGACCGCCTCCACGTCACGAATGGCAACGCCGCGTCTGATGGGGCGAGCAGCGGGTAGACGCGGCTTCCGACTATTGCGGTGACTGCGGCATTGGCCACCAGTTGGCTCCGCAATGCGGCTTCAGGCGACTTGAGGGACATGCCTAGTTTCCTCCGCTCACGGTCTTGGTCATAAACATGGCAACCGCCTGAAGCGCATCGTCAATCGACACACTGAGTTCGTCGCTCAGGATCTGTGCCACCTCACCCTGCGAGTTTCGCCAGGCGGCCTCAATGGGCGGATTGCCGGACTTGCCGCCACGCGGCATCGCGTTCAGCACGATTGGATTGCGGGACTTTTTGAAAAACGCCTTTTGGTAGGCAGGGTCTGTCTCGACGCGGTGCCCTCTCTTGCCACGCGGCGGGCGTGGCGTCGGAAGCATCTTGAACGGGCCGAGCCAGTTGAAAGAGGATGCAATGTAGGCGTTTTGCCCACTGACCCAGTGCACTAGCCCCTTCTTGCTTTTCCGCTGATAAGGCTTGTCTGAGAACTTATCAATGAGGCGTTGCTTCGTGCCAAACTCCACGAAGCCTTGGTGGAAGGCTCTGTCTGTGCCTGCGTCCACTGAGCCACCAGCCGCAGACCGCGAAGCGCCCTTTCCGGATCGGTTGAATCCGACTAGGCCGACAGCCGCACCGTCCTTCGTGTAGGTCTTTACCTTCGTGTTCACGGCCCGCGCGAGGTTGCCGGTTGGCCCCTGCGGAGTCACGGCACGCAGCGCCGCCTCGGCTGGCTTAATGGCCTTGCGCAACGCACTGGCCAGCAGCTTGCTGGCAACCACGTTTGGGAACTGCTGAAGCTTTTCCCGCAACTCAGTGAGGTTGTCGATTTTCGCGGTGACGATAATGCCAGCCATTCAGGTGGTTTCCTGGCAGATGGCTTCGTGCTCACTGCGGTTGTTGTGCTCGAGCAGGCTCACGATGTCCAGCGTGCGGGAACGCCACGACAGCCGCATATTTTGAGTTAGACCCGGCAGGTAACGCATCCGAACTTTGTGCGTCACGGACGTTTCTTGTTGGCCAGCAGCAAGCGCCTCACGCGCCGAAGCACCCTCAACGCTTGCCCACACCGCAGTGCTGTTGCTCCACGAAAGCACGGTTTCGCCAAGGGCATTTGTGCTGCCGCTGGCAATCTGCACCGTGACGCGTTCGCGGAGATCACCGGCCTTAATCATCGGTACGATCCCCAGCGTTGCGAGTCGAGCAGGGATTTCACGCCGAACTCCACTTCCTTGCTGATACTGCCCATGACAACGCCGCTACGGGCACCGTCGTACCAGTGGCCAACCAGCATCAGGATCGCGTGGCGAATCGTGGCGGGAACGCTTGCCCCTGTGGCTCCATAGCCAGCCCACCATGTCACGCTGATTGCGTTGTCATCCATCAAGTGCGGCGGCCACGTCTGGCCGTAGAGAGTCTTCACGGTGCCAGGCGTGCCGGCCCGGTCCACGCGGTAGCTGGCCGTGGAGTATGTAGAAGTAGTGCCGTTCTCAAACGTGAACGTCAGGGCCACCGCCGTGGTCGTGCCAGCGGCAGCCATTGGCGGGCGTGGAAGCTCAATGTCTTGCGTCCCGTCAGGCGGGAACGTGTCGAACCGCATCGCCCACTGCGTATGCACCAGCGTGCGGTCTAGGTACTGCTCGCACCATTCGCGGGCAGCCGTGAT